ACAGGAGGAGGCGGTGGTTCGTATGAATACAACAACGGCTCAGGCTCAGGATTGTATGGCTCCGGATTGTAGTAAGCGCTATCAAGCAATCCTTGCGTTGGTGGCGGCTCAGGTATAGGTTCAGGCGCAGGAGGTTGCGCCGCAACAAATCCGCCGCCACCTTGAGATACTGGCGTAAGCATCCAAGCAATATCTGAATCACTTGCAATACTTCTTAATTCGTCAAGCGTGGTTCCAGCCGCCATAAACCGACGAATCTTTTCAGCCGGACCCTGTTGAAACCAGTTATCGTCAAATACAGGCAGCGCCATAGCAATTCCTTACATACTTGTGGCGGTTAGAACGCCAAGATTAGATACGCTCAAGTAAAAACGCGTGCCATTAGGCGAACGAATGATGATCAGTTCATCCTGACCCATTTCGATGTTAGCGTTCTTTTTGCGGTTGATAGCATCGGCCAATTCCAACGCACGCCGAAACGATTGCTCTTCAATCTGGTTGTATTCAACACCTGGACGCGGAAGTTTCATCGCTTGCCGCCTTGCTTGGCGTTAAAACGCATGATCCCTACTCGCCAATCGGTGTTGTTGTTACCGTTCACACGGACCTTGACTTGCCTTCCTTGCAAACGCACTGACGTTGGATTAGCCAACGAATAAGGACCATGCGTTGTTTCTGTAGCGGTAGGGTATAGACGCGTCTTAAAGGTTGCCGTTACATCGCCAAGCGTTAGATCATCAGGAATGAGTTGGTCCGCCACAAGCAAATTATCACCAACGCCAATCTGATATGGACCCGATTCGGCGTATGGCGTGCTGCCGTCATAGTTCCATCCGGCCTCATGCTCGTACACATAACCATCGGATGAGCACATCAATGGCGATGTAAATACGCCCTGGCCCGTTCCCACGGTCCTGCCCAATGTGCCAATCGTCCAATGGTTTTCGCGGTAATTCCACACCACATAACTGTCAATTTCGTTGCTTTCAGACGACGGATAAAACCACACAATTTCGGCAAACTTTGAATTGTGTACGGCGTTTACCTTGCTGATCTGGCCTCGGTTCATGTTACGAAACACATAGTCAGATACATCGGATGACAAAGGCTTCACATAACCATCGTATAGCCAAAAGCCTGAAGAACCCATCCAAACAGCAAACGTATCAGCGGCGGCGATGCTTAACACGCCCACCGCGCCACACCCTGTGCCAACTTTTTCAAACCCATAAACATATGGCGGCCCTTGGTACTGCGCCAAGTGGGCATCCACATCAGTTAGGATCAGCACCCCACCGCGCACGCGGCGCCCGCAAATAATCGAGCCTGGCGTTGAAAGGATAAAGTCACCCGCCTGGTTGTTAGCGGCGGCGGTCCATGTTGTGTTGTCCTCTTGGTCTGACCAAGCAACCTTTCGCGGATCGCCACTTGCGCCAAGGGCAAATAAGAATCGCTCTTCGCTAACCACCAATCCTTTACAACTCGTTGGCGCGTTTGTAATGGCCGCTGCATCGGTTGGCGTTGCAAAGTCTAACTGCCACTCGTAAAGTTTTCCATCGTAGTCGCTGCACGCCACAAGATACTGGCCCCAGTTATCCATGGACCAGGTAGTGGCGGGCAGCACACCTGAATTGCTTGATGGAATGCGTGCAACGCCATAAGCCTGCTCGCCATAATCACCGCTGCCATAACCGATTGAGCCTGTGGCATCAGTGCGGCCTGCGCTAAAACCCGTTGGTGTAATGTCTGCGTAATCGCCATCGCCTTGGTAAACGTACAGCTTGGAAGCGCTGCCAACGGCTAGCCAAACATTTGATGAGTTGTCCCGCCACGCATACATGCCACGCGGCACACCTGACACTTGATTGTTTGACCATTTACGCCATCCGCCCATTGGGCGAAGTGTTCCCTCAAACCATCTTACGAGGTTGGCGTCATACCAGCGGCCTTGAGACTGATACTCGGTGCCGTTTCGATAAATGCCTGGTGGTAATTTGATCGGGACAAGTGGCATGATTAGTTGCTCATGTAAAGGGCCATTTCATCGCGGCGGCGTTTGACCAGGCCCGGCAACTCTTTCCCTGCCGCTTTAGTCCACATCTTAAACGCAACTGCTGCGCCCGTATAGTCGCCACGATTATGGCGCATCCTCAACGTTGATCGTTGCAGGTTGCCTAGCCCAACATTGAACGAAAATGATGTGAGTGCATCAAGGCGAGGCTGAGTAAGACCAACAGGACATAATCGTGATACGCCAGCCTTAAAGCGTTGTAAGTCCTTTGTAAGAATCTCATCAACCTCCGCCATAGACAACGTGCGGTCCCAACCTTGCGGAATGGGTAAGGCTTTACGCTCTTCGATTTTGACATTGATGTGGCTTGGATCAATGACATGTCCCACGCCAACGGTCCAAAGCAAAGCCGGACAACGATAAGGGCGCACGCGCACACCTTCGTGATGCTTGATCATCTTGAGTGCGTGTTCGCTGATCATTTGGCAAAGGCTCGGCTTCCAAAGTGAAACGCCACAATCGCCGCCCAAATTTGCTGCGTGTCATCATCCCATAGCTGATCCAGCATCAGATCGAATGGAACGTTTGTTGTCCAGGCGTACCAGAATCCGCCAATCTCAACAAACACTAACAACATGAACATGCCATAGGTAAGCACTGGGCGCACTAACGCCCTGGCGTTTTTGACCCACTGGCTCGTTCCTTCGCCAATAGCAACGTCATGCGCGTATAGCGCTTTCATTTCCTCGGCTTGGGTTTGCATAGCAACTTGCTCGGTATGTATTTCCTCGATGCGTTGTTGCGCTAGCAATCCCATGGCGGCTAACTCACGCTCACGCTCATTTTGCATACGGGCAAGTTCTAGCTCGTGCGCCTTGTCCTTGGAGTCCTGCCAAAGGTCAAGCAACTTAGGCACGCCCCCGGCTAAGAATGACAGGAGCGTTGATAAAAGCGTGAGCATTACTTGACCTTAAGCACCAGGTTCAGCAATAAGATGATGATCGTTCCCGCCGTAGTCATAACCACCATCTCTAAGCGCTTGAGCCTGGCGTTGATCTGCCCGTATCGTTCTTCGCATACGGCCTCATGGGTTTCGATTTTCGCCATTGCGCTATCAGTGGGTGCCATGTCCTTCACCTTGACTATCTTGGAGTTGCGATTCGGCTTGAGTCTTTAGCAATTCAAACAATGGGTATGCGCCAGAGTGCGTGGGCAGGCTACCAACAATGTTGATAAGCATTTGCGCTTGCTGCGCATCCAGTGTGAACGTGAATGTCTTCATGGATTAAGCCGCCCAAGGTAGCGGTGGCGTGATCACCGGAGGATTGATCTGGTTATCGATATTGCTCTGCACCGCAGCTTCGGCACTGGCTTTGTCCACGCCATTGGCCCAAATCCAATTCAACACTTCTTGCTGTGTCAGGTCTTGGTAAGGGATGAAGCTGGCAGGGTCAGCCGGTGGTAGTGTGCAAGTTGAATAAACCGAGGCTGAGTACGTCTTGCCATTGTCTACTTGCTCACCGTTGCAGGCCCAACCCACTGTGATAACGGCTTCAGGCGGTGTGGCTGATGTGGTGGTTGTTTGCATCCATTGGATTTGCCAAACTGGGGTCATGTTAGTTTCCTTTCAGGGGTAAGTTAACAGGCCATCAGCACACACGGCACACAATAGGAACCGTCTGCGTATGTGCAAGTGACATGGGTGGAGGTGACTTTAGCAACGGTCTTGCTTCTTCGGATGTCATCACCCTGCGGCTTGGCAGTGCCATCACCGGCAGACATGAGCAGATCACCCTTATGAACCACCACGCCTTGAGCGATACGAATAATCATGTCACCCGTCATGGCAACATTCATGTCATCGGTGTTGCAATCCTCATCACGAGTCCAGTTGACAAAGACTCCTGCCACATTGGTATCGCCTTCAACATCGGACACCTTCATGCGGTTTAACTGCTCATTAGGCAAAGGTTGCCCATCTTTCACCCATTCGCACATAGCGTCAAGATTAGTCATCACAGTTCCCTTGAGGATGTTGTCATCCTTGGAACCGTCAGGCAGTTGTGACCAACGAGACAGGTGACCGCCGTTATAGGAGACAGTGGTACCGGAGACTGAGATATTGCCTTCACTAGTGTTGGCTTGACGAAAATCTACCAACGAGCCATCGTCATTTTGACGATTTATGTACAACACATTTGTTGCAAGCGTTGACATACCAACAACGCCACTTGCCTCGATTGAAGCCCCTGCACTCGTCAGCGAGGTATCTGTTTTCCCAACAACAAAATCCCCCCCGCTGGTGATACGGGCGCGTTCGGTGTTGTTGGTGCCTAACGTAATTGGGTAGGCTCCCTCTGCATTGACTACCAAGCCGTATGCTGCGCCGCCAGTAGCAAAACCTCTATTTCCAGTGGATGAATCAACACCAATATAGTAGTTACCGCCGCCATTGGTAAAGCGAACAAAAGAAGCGCCTGTAGTCGTTGTTGCACGGTTAAAAATCGCCTGAGTCTCGTTGTCCCTTGAGATGTGTAAAGGAACTGTCGGACTCGTAGCCCCCACCCCCAAATTCCCACTCGCATCCAGCGTCATTGCCTGGGTTTCGGAAACAACACCACCGCCCGAAGCTGCGTATGGTCCGGTTAGCCATATATGCTGCCCTACATCCGCAGCAGCAACGTAGCGAACCGTGTACCCACTGGACTTACGAATGACTTGTGAAGAAGAATTTAAGTAGGCATTAGCCCAAAGAATTGCGCCGTTTGCGCTTCCAGAAACCGCTCCAGCGGTGCTTAGATCAAATGCTTTAAAAGACGAAACCCAAGCACTCGGCGTCACCCCCAAGCCGAGGTTGCCGGAGGTGTCGAGGCGCATAGCATCGCTACCGCCATTTGCCCAGATATGTGTCAGCGCAGAACCACTGGTTGTGATGGTGTAGCCGTTAGATACGCCGCTTTGTCCTGCGCGGAAGATGTTGCCCGAGCCTGCGCCAAGCAGCGTGTCAAGCCTGTATCCCGGCGAACTCGTCCCAATCCCCAGCCCCGTGCTGGTGAGGCGCATTTGTTCGGAAGCACCAAGCCAAATGTGCTCACCTGTTGAGGTAATTAAATACCTGTCCTTAGCCGCCCCTGTGTCGTAAATAAAGAACTGTTGCGATTGAGCCGACTGACCGAATTGAAAGCCGGATGCGCCAGCGCCGTTATTGGTTAAGGTGATTTGCGTGTTACCAACCCCAGAAGGTCGGGAAATCTCAAGAACCCCACCCCCAACGCCAAGCGTGGTGCCGTTAAACGTCAGCACACTACCGCCTGTCGCCACCTTGGAGCCGTTGAGGTAAAGGACACCGTTGGCGGTTCCTGCTGAAAGAGTGGGGTTTGCCGTTAAGGTGATCGTATCGGTTGTTGCGTCACCAAGGGTTGTGTTGCCATTAGCCGTTAGCGTAGATGACAAAACAACGGCACCGCTAAATGTAACGTTTCCTGATGCGGTTAGGGTGGTGAACGATCCCGCAGCCGCCAATGACTGACCAATGGTGACGCTATTGATCGTTCCCGATCCCGTTAGGTTTCCGCCAAGCGTTAGTGTCTTGCCGCTGCCCACGTTCATCGAAACGCTTGTGCCCGACGCTGAAAAGATAGCGTCAATAGAATCAAGGTTCGTGTTAAGTTTGTTGCCCCATGTGTCAGTTGACGCACCAACTTCAGGCTTCGTCAAACTCAAATTGGTGGTTGTTGTATCAGCCATGTTTCACCTCAATAAGGGGACGTTTGTGGCGTCCAAGATTTGCTTGGGGTTGTTTGCGTAGACCAGGATTGCGCCACAACGGTTTGCGGCACCCATGTATCGGTTGGGTCGGATTGCTCATCCCACGTTGCTGGCCCCACCACAATCGTTGACCAACTATTCGTTGGACCGGGAACGGGTTCCCATTTCTCAACACCCGTTGCGCTTACGCTTGATGTTGCTGTAATCGTCACCGCCGCCAGTTGCCGCACGCCACCGGCGGCTGCAACCAGGCTTTGCGCACTAATCGCAACAACACCTGATGCAATCCTGTTAGCGCTTGGCGATACAACGGACGCAGCGCCAACCGCTACAGCACCCTGGCTAACACGGCTGGCGGCAACCGATAACGCTGAGGCGGCGGCAATCGTTACGGCACCTTCGTGAACCTCTGAGCCTGACGCGCTAACCGTTGATGTTGCACTAACCGCCACAGCACCAAGTGCAATGCGCTGACCCGTTGGGCTAACACTTGATGCTGCCGCAATGGCAACAATGCCTAAACCAATACGCTGCCCTGCTGTAACCGTCGCGCTTTGCGCGGCAATAGCTACAGCGGCATCTTTATAGGCTGCCTGCCCATAAATATTGATGCCATAAACGCCAGCGCCGTAACCGTTCATTAGTCAAGGGTGATGTCGAAATCACCGGCATTGAATCGAAACACGTCATTGGTTCCGATTGATTTGGATGCACTAAGTTGCCCAACGGCTAACATATTGCCCGACGTTGACGCGTCATAAAGTGCCGTATGCGTTATTGTTCCCCATGAACCCGTGGCGGTTGGGAACTCAACGGCTGATGTGTTTGTTGCGGCTGATCCCGATACCGTAAACGCCATGGATTGGCGCAGATAACCGTTGCCCGACACTTCATTGCTTGAGCCTGACTCGCCAGGGTCAGCAGTGAAAAGGCCAACGTAAATGGTGGCCGGTGCTGAGTAAGCCGATCCGCCAAACACATGCCCAAGGACTTTGTTTTCGAGATAGTCGGAGAATGAATTAGCCATGGATTACCCCATTGGTTTGGCGCGAACGCGTGGCGTTGTTCCGCTGTAATTGGCGCGTTCTTGCTCAAGTTTCATGGCCTCAATGCCACGTTCATAAACAGCACTCCAAACGGGAATGCGCGAGTCATCTTGCAAGTAAGGCGCCGATTGAAGCAGTGCGCCATATAGATAAAGGTCAGGGTGTTTGGTCAGCAACCAGTTCGTTGTATTGCTATCAGACAACGCGGCGATCTTGCCGTAATACGTCATCTGAACCTGCGTCGTATCTGTTCCAGGCGATGGCACAACCTTGAACGTGTCACCGATAATTGTGTAATAACGCGGCGTGCCAGCCGCCGAAAAGTAACGCGTATAAAAGTCATCGCTTTGTTCATCGCTCAA